AACACTCTATCAGGAGTACTACTAGTTAGAATAAAACTTCTAATTTGTAAAAACCCTGTAGGTAATGCTTCAGTTGCTGTATCAATAGTAAACGAACTATCAACAGTTTCCATAGCTCTGATTCTTAATCTACGATTAAAGTCTGCTTCAGTAAGATCTATAAAGTCATCTATCTCTGAAGTTAAATCATCTCGTGCTAAGAAATTAGCAATAGCTGTTTTTAAATTTGCGTAATTATTTAAAGCCATTATAACCTTTTACTTCCTGTTCTAAAGTTTTCAAACTCATTACTATTAACCATACTCTTAATCATAGACTGTTGTTCAGATCTATGTAAGCTATGATAGTTAGAGTGACCAAAGAGTTCTTTAGTTTTAATTTGTAATGCAATTAAAGGTATCTGAGCTATACGTTGAAACTCACCCTTCTGTTGATTTATATGATTCCTATGTATTTTATTATCCTCTAAAATAGGATTAACATCCTGTTGTTTCTTTACTACAATTTTACTTGTAGTTTTATCAATATGGATATCTTGATTAGGATTGTATATATCAGCCATGTTACAGCTCCGTTGTATCTACAGCATATGCATCAACTAAAACTCTCCAACCATATGTATCAGACATAAATACAAGTCCAATACCTGTATTCTCTGTGGTCAATGTTAAGTCAGCAGTTGCTCCTTGTATCTTTTTACCATTTCTAGCTACTGTTAAGTTAGCACTGTCAAAGTTTGCAGCACTATCTAATATATGTATTTCATCTCCAACAGCAGGTGCTGAAGGTAATGTAATTGTAAATGCAGCTGTTGTTGCAGTGTCAGCTAATAGTCTATCACCAGCTACTGCTGTGTATGCAGAAGTTTTAACAGTCCATCTTTTTAATGCACCATTAATTGCTTCAGCCACAGTCAATGTACTAGCCATATCTACAGCACCGTCTATATCAACTACATCTAAATTAGTGGTACCATCTACATCTAAGTCACCATTAAAGTCAGCATTACCGCCAAGTGTTAAAGTAGTAGCCATGTCAACAGCTCCATCAATATCTACTACGTCTAAGTTAGTAGTACCATTGATATCCGCATTGCCTTCAATATCAAGCGATGCACCATCAATCTCACCAGTAACAGTAATAGAATCTACAAATGTATCTTTAAAGCGTAAAGAGGTTGTACCTAAGTCTACATCTGAATCTGTTTCTGGTGCAATAACGCCATCAGCTAAAGTAGCTTGTACAGTACCTGCAGCTCTAAAGCTAAATTTATCAGCACTATGATCATAAAAAATCTCACCAGCATTAATAGATGAGTTATCTCCGAATTGTATAATACCTATATTGTTTAAATTACCTGAGAAAAAAATACCTGGTCTATTATCATCTTCAACAAATATTGGTGCTAATGAAGATTGTGTTGAATGATTTATTGCATCTCTAGTTACGTGCAACTTAGCAAGTGGTGTGCCTTCATTAACGCCTACACTTACAGGTATGCTTTTAAATATATTTTCTATAGTCATTTTCTTAGTTGCAGTTGCACTAGTATCTACAATAGGTAGTACGTCAGCAGCAGCAGCAGTCGTCAATGCTGTCAATGCACTAATCTTAGTATCAGCCATGTTTAATCCTCTTTCTTAAAACTTTTGTTCTTTGTTTGTTCTTGGTTTGTTGCTTAGAGCTTAGCTCTTTAATCTTAATAATATTTACTAACTCCTTAAAATCCATTAGTTTTGGATAGGATTATTGGTAAAGTAAGAAACACCTACACCATCTTCACGTATGATGTTGTCTCCTGATTCTAATAATAGGTATGTTAAATCTTCTAGGTTTAATGCATCATTAGGCACATCTGTCCTACGGTTACGATACCTGTCCTGACTTCTTAATGCTATAAAACCTGGTCTCATTACTGGCTAAGTTCTGTTACTCTAGCTGTTCCTGTTACAGAACCAACTCTAATAAATGCAACCTTAGTTGCTGAATCAACTCTAAAATATTCTACAGTAAATGCAGGAAGTATTAAAGATGCTGAACTTGCAGTAGGAGCTGGATCAAATGCTACATAAGCATCAACAGTACTTACTACTCTGATTTCTCTTGTGTGACTATCTAAGGCATTAGATGCAGCAGAAGATGCACCGACAGCCACAGTTTGTGTTGCGCCTGCTCTAAATGTTGTTGGAGCTTTCATATTTTTTCCTCATGTAAAAGAGGGAGCCGAAGCTCCCCCTAATTATTAATTACTCAGTAATATCTAATAAGATACCGTGAGCTTTTTCGTTTCTAACTTCTAGAGTAAATTCAACAAGTAGTTGTTTTTTCTCTGAGTCACCAGTCTTAGCAAGATCATTCACTTGGAAATCTCTTAGGTAAGCGGCAGCAGCCATGTCTGTTTGCAATAAGAAACAAGTTTCTAATCCAGCCATAACTCTGTTGGGTACGATTTGAAGTGAACCGAAGTCTGATGCATAAACGTCAATAGCCGCATCAAAAGTTCTGTCACCACTGTTACTAAATCTAGGTGTAGATGTAGATCCAATGAATCCAGAAATTGTTTGTTTAACTTTAGGTGGAACAACTAGAACATCTAGATCTCCGCCAGAAGTGTAAACTTCTTCGATAGTAGTTTTTAGGATTGCTTCAGTTAAAGCTCTGTTAGTTCCTGCACCAGGTGCATCAGTACCATTACCAGTAGATAATGTTCCGTTAGTTCCAGCAGATCCGTTAGTTTCAATCCAACACTGTAATCCACCAAAAGTTCTTGCAGCACTTGCAGAACCTACTGCAGCTAGTGTAGCAGATGAAAGAGCAAGCTCCATATCTTTTTTAAGTTCTTTTGATTTCTTAGCAATTTGATAAGCCATTTCGTCAGCTCTACCAGCAGCATCAACAGATGATTGCGTGCCAGATACAGCGATAGCTTTGTCCATAATTTGTGTGAAGTTGCTTTCTCTAGCAGTTGCACTTAGTGCATCTATAGTAGCATCATCACCTTCAATTACAGCATTAGAAGCAGCAGCAGCTAATGCGTCTGTTTGCCATTCGTGTTTAGTTTGTTTAGCAATCGCTCTTGGGATTGCAGAAAGTATTGGAGTATCTTCAGGAGATATATTATAAATTACATCTACTAAATCTTCTCTAATACCAGTCGTGTCGTACGTATCGTACAAGTTTGTTGGTTGTGCCATTTAAGGACTCCTTATATTAGTTTAAAGAAAGTCTTTGAAAATATTTGCAGCATCTCTTGTTGATCCTGATTTTCGCAGACGATTTAGTTTGTCTCGTCTAGTCTTATTGTTTTGATCTGATTTAGTTTTTGGACTACCAGATTTTAAAACCTTGGGAGCAGAAGCAACTTTCTTCATAACTTTTGGATTTGATTTTCTCAACTTATCATAAGTCATAGCATCTTTAATTAACAAGACTTGTCTTGCATCATAAACACTATTGATCTCTTGATCGCCATAACCTAAACCAGATAAATACTTACGCATATCAGTTTTAAGTTTACCAGCTTTATCAGGATCATTGAACTCAGGTACTAAAGAAACAACTTTGTTTTGTTGTTCTTGTAGATATTTTTGAAACTCATGTGCTTGATTAGCTTTAGTTTCTTCCTGTATTCTTCCTAGATTCTCTGCACGTTTACGCATCTTATGCTCTAGTCGTGCAGCTTCAGTTGGATCGTCATCATAAAGTTTTTCAAAATTAATGTTACTATACTCAGCTTGTAGCTCTGTTTGAGCCATGGTTGTTAGTTCAGTAAGTTTAGACAATTTGTTATTAATCTCACTTTGAGATTGTTGCATTAGATCATTGTACTTTGATTTCTCTAAAGATAGTTCTGATGTTTTGCGTGTGTAATCTGCTTCTCTCTGATACCCTCGAAGTAGTTCATCAAGGGTCACCGTCAATTCGCTACCGTCTACTTTAACGGTATATGAAGGCTCCTCTGGACTTTCGTCAATATCTTGTTCAGCGTCATCTGTAGCTTCAGCTACCTCAACTTCTTCAATATCCTCTACAGGTATATCATCGGTTGTTGGTTCTTCTACAACTTCTTCAGTTGTTTCTTCTGTCTCAGCAGGTGCTGGTTCAGATTGACCCTGCATCAAACCTGATAAGGTCTTTGCAGCATCTAATACATTTGTGCTTTGATCAGCCATGTGTACACTCCTTTGTGGTTGGTGTTATTTAAAGCACTCCATAACGGGTGGTGCTATTTGTTCTTGCGTAGCTCATCTA